AAAACAGCTAAGAAAACACACAAAAAGAATTTAAACAATATGCCGATGCGCGGCGGAATTCGAATGTAAAAAAGGGGTGTAAAATGGCTTGTTTCCACCCCGTAAAAGGCTATCGGTCTCGTACTATTAATCCTACTGGTAAGCGTAGCATAGTATTCAACCCCAGTCGAGGTTATATGGACCTACCCGTCACCGTCCCTTGTGGGCGGTGCATAGGATGTAGACTCGATCGTAGCCGTCAATGGGCAGTACGCTGCACACATGAAGCTTCTCTATACGAAAAAAATTGCTTCATAACACTAACCTACAACGAAGAAAACTTACCCCAATCAGGCACCCTAGTCGTAAAACATTTCCAAGACTTTATGAAAAGATTACGAAAAAAATACGGTGCGGGTATTCGTTTCTTCCACTGCGGAGAATATGGCGAACAACTCAAACGCCCTCACTACCACGCTTGTCTCTTCAATCACGACTTCCCTGATAAAATCTACTGGAAAGACATCAAAGACAATCGTTACTACCTCTCTCAATCACTCGCAGAAATATGGGGCAAAGGCTTTTGCTCCATTACAGATCTAACGTTCAAAACAGCTGCCTATGCTGCGCGTTATATCACTAAAAAAATTACAGGTGAAATGGCTGACACTCACTACGAAACCATGGATCCATATGGTGAAATGACAAAAATAGCCCCGGAATATACGACTATGAGTCGCAAACCCGGTATTGCAAAAGGCTGGTTTGACAAATTTCATACGGACGTATTTCCCGACGACTTTGTTGTTATCGGAGATAAAAAATACAAAGTCCCAAAATTTTACGATGGACAATTCGAACTCATTGCGCCTAGCACCTTGTCAGATGTAAAAACTCTTCGCAGACTTAATTCTAAACTTTTTGAAGCTAACAGTACTTACGAACGGCTGGCAGTTCGTGAAGAAATTCAGCTTACAAAATTCAAACAACTTAAAAGGAGTTACGAAAATGAAACTTAAAATGTTCACTGTCTTCGATTCAAAACTTGAGGCTTATCTTCAACCTTTCTACATGCAATCTAAAGGCGCTGCAATTCGCGCATGGATTGACACGATCAATGATTCTAACTCACAATTTAATAAGCACCCTGGTGACTTTACATTATTTGAAATTGGAGAATGGGATCAATTAACTTGCGCGATAACTCAATACGCAACAAAACAAAACCTCGGTACTGCTCTCGAAATGGCCTCTAAAGAACCTACATCTAAAATGGAAAATTACATTTAATAAAAAGGGGGAGAAATCCCCCACTAACAAAAGGAAAACATGAAATCTGTTATGAAACACTCCTTCTCTCAAGTGCCCAAAGCCCAAATTCCCAGATCTCAATTCAACCGCTCTCATGGATTCAAAACTACGTTTGATTCAGGTTATCTTGTTCCTGTCTTCGTTGACGAAGCTCTTCCTGGCGATACTTTCAATTGTAAGATGACTCACTTCGCCCGTTTGGCAACCCCTATTGTTCCATTTATGGACAATTTATTTCTCGACAGTTTCTTCTTCGCTGTGCCGATAAGACTTATATGGGACAACTGGCAAAAATTTAATGGTGAACAAACTGATCCGGGCGATTCAACCGATTATCTCGTACCTCAAATGGTATCGACAGCCGTTACAGGATATCCTGTTGGCTCTCTATCGGACTTCTTTGGCTTACCTACCGATGTGCCTGGCTTATCTCATAGCTCTTTATGGCATCGCGCTTACAATCTCATATATAATGAGTGGTTTCGTGATCAAAACCTTCAAGATTCTGTCGTCGTTGATAGAGACGATGGCCCAGATACTGTTACTGACTATGTCCTCTTAAGACGAGGAAAACGACATGATTATTTTACATCATGTTTACCATGGCCACAAAAAGGAACTGCTGTTTCTATTCCTCTTGGAACAAGAGCAGACGTAAAAGGTATTGGAGTCACTGATAGAAACTTTACAAACTCTTCGCGCACTGTATATGAAACCGGCTCTGGTGCTACTACTACTGCTTACCCTTACCAACTTCAAACAGCTAATGATACTTCTCTTTATGTTGAAGGTACTGCTGCTTCCGGTGGAAACTTAGATATATATGCTGACTTATCTTCTGCTACTGCAGCTACTATTAACTCTCTTCGCGAAGCCTTTCAAGTGCAAAAACTGTACGAACGTGACGCCCGAGGCGGAACAAGGTACACAGAAATAATACGTTCACACTTTGGTGTAACTTCTCCCGATGCAAGATTACAACGCCCAGAATACCTAGGCGGTGGCTCATCAGTTATTAATATAAATGCTGTAGCACAAACTTCTTCAACTGATGCCACAACACCTCAAGGTAACCTTGCTGCTATCGGAACTTCTTCTGCATCCAATCAAGGCTTTGTAAAAAGCTTTACTGAACACTGTGTCATTATCGGAATGGTCAACGTACGTGCTGACCTAAACTATCAACAAGGCCTTAACCGAATGTTCTCTAGGAGAACACGATGGGACTTCTACTGGCCTGCTCTATCTCATATCGGCGAACAAGCCGTACTCAATCAAGAAATCTACGCTCAAGGAACTGCTAACCCAACTCAAGATGCTGCCGTCTTCGGCTATCAAGAACGCTATGCTGAATACCGTTACAAACCCTCATACATCACAGGACAATTCCGTTCTACTTACTCTTCATCTCTCGACATCTGGCACCTTGCTCAAGATTTCTCTTCTCTTCCTGCTCTCAACGCAACCTTTATCGTCGATAACCCACCGGTTGATCGCGTAATAGCAACACCAGCTGAACCCCACTTTTTATTCGATGCTTACTTTAACATGGTCTGTACTAGACCTATGCCTACGTACTCTGTACCAGGCTTAATCGATCACTTTTAAAAAGGGGTTCTAATGCTAGCACAATTAGGACAAGCTCTCGGTCAAGCTGGTATAGATTTTGGTATGGCGGAATACAACCGCCGCCAAAATAATCGCGAGGCGTCCAACGCCCGCGATTTCTCTGCCGGTATGGCAAGAGAACAAATGGACTTTCAAAGAGAAATGTCCAACTCTGCGTATCAACGCTCAATGAAAGACATGCAAGCAGCTGGACTTAATCCCATGCTCGCTTTTAGCCAAGGGGGAGCAAGCTCCCCTTCAGGCGCCATGGGATCTGCTCCTACTGCTTCGCCTGTCAATGAAAAACTCGAATTAACAGAATTACACAATCAAATTCGAGAAACTAACTCTCGTGTTGATCTCAACACGCAATCAGAAAAAACTTCTAAAGCTAATGAAGAAGTATCAAAAATGTCTGGTGTAAACTTAGATTTAAAAAACCAAACAGACACTGAAATGCTTAACGTTCTACGAAAACAAATCCCTGCTATGAAACAAGAAGCCACCAATGCTCTCGAAAGAGCAAAACAAGAAGAAAAATTTATTCCTTTCGATTCATGGTGGAAGCGTATTAACGCAGGGCTTAACTCTGCTCGCAGCTTTATTCCCTTTACTCAAGGACCTGCTCACGAATCATCAGAATCAACAACATTCAACCCAAAAACTGGAGAAATTACTAATGAAACTAGAAAATCAAAAAGAAGGTAACTTCAAAACTCGCTTCTCAGTTAAACTGAGAAAAGGTATCGTTAATAACGAACCGTCAAAAACTAAACAAGCTTTCAAAGATGAAAGCGATATCAACAACATTCTAAAAAAATACGCCGCTACCGGCGCCCTACCTCTAAACATCAAAGAAAACCCCGTTTACGGGGATTATTCAAATGTTCCCGATTATCAAACTGCTCTCAACACAATACAAAAAGCGGAACAACAATTCCAAGGACTACCATCCGAACTACGTGATCGTTTACAAAACGATCCTTCCCTATTTCTTGACTTTGTCAATAACCCTAAAAACTCTGACGAACTCATTAAATATGGCTTAAAAAAAGAACCTATAATATCAGAACCTACTAACAATGAAGCCATATCTTCTAAAAAGGCATCCTCTAAATCTAAATCTGAACCTGATGCCTAAAAAAAAGGCCCAGGATGGGCCCTAAAGGGCCAAAATGGGGGGGTCACTCAAAGATCCCCCCTGGCCCCTATCCAAACGGTTCTAGACCCCGTTTTGGATAAAACTATGAACCTAGGGGTCATACCCCCGGGGTCCCAAATAAAAGAGCTCGTAAAACAGTCTCTTTTAATTGGGTTAAGGGGGTCTGTTTTGGAGCGGAGCGACCCCCAAGCACATTTACCCTACTTGACGTAAATGTGCTGAGTGACACCAATTGAACACAAAACTAACAATCTAAGTGCATTATGCATTTAGTTATTAAAAGGAAAAAACCATGAAAAAGCGATCAAGAATGCCCATGAAAAAATCTAAAAAACTGTTTAGCAAAACAGCTAAGAAAACACACAAAAAGAATTTAAACAATATGCCGATGCGCGGCGGAATTCGAATGTAAAAAAGGGGTGTAAAATGGCTTGTTTCCACCCCGTAAAAGGCTATCGGTCTCG